AATCCACCCGCAAGCTCAATGATTCCCTGTCGTGCTTGAACGGATGCATTTGCAAATGTAGAGAACGCGCCACCAAATTCATTCAGATAAACAGATACTTCTTGAATGATTGCAAGTCGCTCTAATGTCTGCGCGAATGTCTCACCCGCTAATTGCAAAGGCGCAAGGATATCTGCATACTGAGAAACTAATCCTTCTTGGAAAGAGACTAAAGCATCTGCAATTTTTTGATTGATTTCTTCTTCAGTCAATCCTTGGAAACTTAACTTGATTGATTGTGTGAATGTATCAATAGCTTTTGCGGGAAGTCCTAAAGCATTTGCATAAAATTTAGTTTGCTTAGTAATCAATTCAATTGAACTATCAAACATTACTTCAATGTCATTTGACAATGATTCTTTGATTGTCTTGTTTGATCTGAACCAACCACCTTTAAGGAATTTATAAGTCTGTCCTTCAATACCTTCTGAAGTGCTTAGTGTTCCCTCAATACCAATGTCAGTTTGTTTTCTACCGAAAGCCCTGTTAACTGTTCCTGCGATAGCTCCACCGATAGCCGCACCAATAGGACCACCAAGAACCATACCGATTGCAGTTCCTGCATTGATAGTTCCGTTACCAGAACCTCCATTCAATGAGTAACCATTGCCGATAGCTCTGCCACCATATACGCCTACTGCCGCCCCTGCCGCATATCCTGCAACAGTACCCGCACCCATTCCTGCCGCTTGTGCGTATGAACCATTTGCGGCAAGCATTTGTGTAGCTTCTACTCCGCCACCAAAAGTTCCATACATCGCGTTCTTAAATCCGACAGCAAGATACTCGCCGAATGTTGACATGGATAATGCCATGCCTGACATTGCTGTTGATGCACCGCCACCATAACCACCAGTTGCGGCATTAGCAACATTCATCCCCATCATTGATAAAAGAACAGATGAAGCGCCACTAGCAATAGGCTGAATGATTGGTGTCAGAACAAGTGTCCTGAACATATTGAAAAGAGCATCTTTTAAATTCTTGCCAAAGTCTTTACCAGATTCAAAGCCACGCATCAACGCATCTGTCAATGATGTCTGAATGGACTCGCTTGTTTTTTTCCAAGCATCAGCAGATTCTTTAGCGGCTTGAGCACCTATTGCTTCTTCTCTAACATCTGCTAAATCACGCAATGCAATAGCCTGATCGCGATAAGCATTGGCAATATCTGGATTGGCTTCTTTAAAAATTTCAGCATTACGATCGGCTGAGATTGCTTGGTCGCGTAATTTTTCAATTGCTAATTCTGCTACTGCATCAGCGCCCAATAACATCTCTTTATTGGATTCTCTTTGCTTTTTTACTTCTTCTTCAATTGCTTTGTTCTTCTTAATCAATGCGTCATAAACAGCAAGATTAGATTTTGCAGAATCATCAAGAATATCTTTTTCGCGTTTTGCAATAGTGATAGCATCTTCTGTCGCCTTCAAGCCTTTTAGCTTTGCGAACAAATTATCTTGCTGTGCTTTAGTCAGCTTCAGAGTACCCGCTTCAATATCATTTAAGTATTTGATCTCTAGCTTTTGTGACTCTGTTAATTTTTCAGAAGAATTTACTTCTAATTTATTTGTAGCTACTTTCTCATCAATGCTAGTGATAAGTTTTAGATACGCTTCGTCTTGCTTCTTTAATTCTTCAGTCTGCTTTTTTAAAGCATCACTTACATACGGAGCTTCTTTTCTGGTTGCGGCTGAGATAGCAGTCATTGTAGATACTGCTGTGCTTCCGTTTGCTTTCCATGCTTTATCAACTTCTTCCAATGCAGAAGTCCAATTCGTTTTCATGCGTCCTGACCACTCTGTGCCGAGCTTCATCGCGCCTTGAATGTCACCACTCATTACCGCATAGATTTGTCGACCCGCTGTGTAGAGCGTATCAACCATTGTCTCGACAGCTTCGTAAACCAGAACGACTGTGATGTACAAGCCCTTCAGTCCAATAGACAAGCCTTCAGCAATGCGCTTCAGACGATCGCCTTCTGTCATGCTTGAGAAGAACTGATCTGCAAGACCTTCAAGAGTTGGCAACAAGTCAGCCGCGACTTGCATCGCAATACCCTTGAAGCCTTGACCCATCAAATCCAATGTGTCATTAAACTTCTCAGCGCGAGCCGCTGTCTCTGCTGTCAATGTCAGACCAAGTTTGCGAGCCATCTCATCAAACTGATCTAAGCTATCTGAACCCGCATTCAACAATGGGATAAGTTCTGCACCCGCTTTGCCGAACAACTGGACAGCTAATGCGGTCTTGCTTGCGCCATCTTCATAAGATTTGAATTTGTCAGCGACTTCGCCTAAGACTTGGCGAGTGGATTTGAGTGTGCCATCTGTGTTGCGGGTGTTAATGTTCATTGCAACAAGCGCATCATTGCCGTTCGCAATAGCGACAGACAATTTGCTCATGCTTGTTTGCAATGCACCGCTCTCGATACCCGCCTGTCTAAAAGCGAGTTGAAGCCCTGCTACATCTTTGACAGCGACACCGATCTTCTGCGCCATCTTGTTTGTTTCGTCAGCCGCATCTATCGCGCTACGAATCCAACCAGTGAAAGCGGCAACAGATAAGCCAACGCCGATAGCGCCCAATGCAGTAGCCGCCATGCTTGCGGATTTCTGGATTGATTGCATCGCACCCGCAACAGTATTCTTGGCTTTATCCATATCTTGTTGGAGTCGAACAATGTTCGCCGCCATCTCGATTGTTAGTTGCCCGACTGTTGTTGCCATGACTTACCTTCTTGCCTGAATGAACGCCTTAAATGCGTTGCCAACTTTTTTGCTAACAATGCTTCTGTCAAACTCATTTACTGGGTCACCAAATGGAGGCTCGCACTCTGGCTTCTCGCTCTCTTTGGCTTGCACTAAATATGCTTGAGACATCTGCTTGATCGCCCTGAATTCCCATGCTTCAAGTTCAACGCCTGTGCATTGTTGCCATGAAACAATTTCTTTTGCTGATAGAGGAACTGCACTCATTCCACCCATCTCCACCATGCCTAAATCTTGCCAGTAGGTTATCACATATTCTGCATCACCAACATCAGGCATCAATGGCTTGCCGCCGTTTTTTTGTATCTTCTCAGCGCGTGTTAACTCAGCTTGCTTATCGCCTGATGCAACCGATTTCTCTTGCTTGGCAACTGGGATTGATCTGAACCAAGCCAGTTGCCTCGCATACAGAGTCAGGTCTTCGATGATGCCGGAGTAAAATTTGCCCAGTCACCGACAGCTTTGTTTACTTGCTCAGTAATGAAGCCGATTGCGGAATCAAGATAAGCGGCTTTAAACATTTCAATGCCAGTGTATTCTTTGTAGCCGAAGCCATTGAAGCTCACTGTACAAGCTGACAAGAACTCAGCATCAAGTTCACGCTGTTCGCCTTCCTTCATCTTCTTACCGCCCTTCTTGACATACTCAAGAATTGCGCGATTGCGGATGCTTTGCGCTTTCTGGAATGCCTTAGAGCCTGGTCCATAGACAGTGATACTTAGCTGATTTCCATTGGCATCGAGCAGTGCATCACCATCAACTGTTTCCAATTCGATGATTGCGGTTTCTTTAACGGCTAGTTGTGAGATATCAAACATTTTAGTAATCCTTTCGCGGGGAGAGTTATTGCCCTTGCTCGAGTCAGCCGCACCCCGCGAAGGATGCGAACTGACCCGAGTAGGTACGCGTGTTGCCATTTACGGCAATTCTTAGGCGGCGAGAGATTCAACGATACCAACACCGGCGGCATTGGTAGTGATCTCCAATGTAGCAGTGGCAGTAGTGATTGAATCAACAGAGCCAACGCCAACCTTCCAAGACATAACCTTGGAACGGAAGAAGTAGCGATCGCCGTTCTGTGTTGTCACCATGAACGAATAGTCATTGTCAGAAAGGCTTGCGGCCTTCATAACAATTTGACCGGCGTCATCGGTGTCCAAGCCCAAAGACAAAGACATAGTGCCTTCGTTGAATGAGCCTTTAAATTTCTGTGTGCCACGCGAGCCGACTGGCATATGCGTGACCAAAGCGAACTCACGACCAAACTCGCCCAAGTCGGTGATCTCACCAACGAGTGCAGGAGTGGGTGATGCTGTGAACAGAGTGTTATAGCCGGAGCTATCGTAGGTAGCGGGTGCAGATGCAGTGACTCGGAGTGTCGTCCCTGCGGATGTGCGGACTGTCATGGTCTTTCCTCTCAGTTTAAAAAAAGCCCACAGGGATGCGGGCAGAATTTTCAAGCAATTGCCTGAAACTTGTTTGCGCCTTACTCATAGTAAGACACCAAATAATCAGCGGGTTGTGTCCAAGTGCCAGTGTCTAAATCTTTTTCGGGTGGTCCGAATAAATCTAGGCGACTACTGACAACTGTTTTACCCGCAAATGTCTGTTGCAATTTAAAGTCCATAGCCAAGCGAACTTGGTCATGAATTGATTTTACTTCTGCCATCGTCTTAGCGATAGGATTGATTTGCACTCTAGCGCGAGCCATCTGGCGTTCTACGCTGTAATGCAAATGCGGCAATGGTACGGCATCAATCACAGTGTAAACAAGCGCAGGAAAGGCTGTATTCTGCGGCAACTGTGACATTGCTTTTCGTGTGCTTACCAACGCCGTGATTCCGGAAGTGTTAAGCATTGCGGCGATTATGAGTTCTGGGTTCATGTTTTCTTAATAATCTCTCGTCCGATGCGCATACGAATGTAAGCCGCCGTTTGATCGATCACCTCGTTTGTTCCACCATCAAATGCACGACGCATAAAGCCAGTCGGTCTTACGCCTTCATGAACAATGCTAGGCGCAAATACATTTCCAAACTTCAAGGCTTTGCCTTTCTTTGGTTTGATCTCATACGGCGCACCAACTGTTTTGCCATTGCCTTCATAGAATGATGCAGTGCCAAACTCTACAAACTTCGCATAGAAAACATCACCACCACCGGCGACAACTGATGATGTAACTTTTCCACGCTTTACGCTTGCTTTGACTTTAATACTTTTCTTCAGCTTACCAGTCTTGCCAACTGGTGCGGCGGCTCTTGCACGATCACGATAGACATTAGCCCCTGCGCGTAAAGCACCGCGCATGATATTGGATTCAATTCTTGCGGGTAACTCGTCTAACATCTTTTGCAAATCTGCTAGACCGCTAATGCTGATTGATTGTTCACTGGCCATCTAAACTTCCCTCAGTGCAATCAAAAATAATCAGCTTATCTTCTTCATCCACATTCATTGAGGAAGTAATATTAAACACTCGCGTACCAAAAAGAATACGCCAAGCATCAGCTTCAATCGATGGCAGAAACAATGCTGAGTATCTGACTGTCACTCTGTGCGTCAACAGTGATTCAACTACCATTGCATTTGCTCGCATTTTTTCTGCGCCGCTCATTGGCTTTACTTCTGCCCATACTGTGCCGATGTCCGTCCAAGAGTTGATCTCTTGTCCATAGGCATCTAGCGTAGAGCTTCTACGCTGAACAGTAATGCGTTGTTGAAGTCGAGAGATTCTCATTACGCGCCCATGTTAATGCGGTGAGGTGTCATCAAATGAATCATGCCGTATGGGATTGTTGTCACCAAGTTACCGACATTGATTGCTTCACGATTCTCATAAAGCTCGCCAATGTATAAGAGCATCGCTTGCTTCAATGCAATTGGCATTGGATAATCATTAGGACTCAATCCGTCTGTAAACCCTGCGGCGAATCGCACGATCACTGCATTAGGAACTTGCTTTGTATGAGGCCAGATTGTTGTCGGGAAAATCTTTGAAGGCTTGCTATATGAATCAAAAATGTATGAACCCGCACTCAGTGTTTGTGTCGCGCCGTTCGTGTCTGTGTATGTGATGCTAGTAATTGAATTGATTGGGTATGTTCCCAACTCAATTGCATCAACTGGGAATTCATCTAACGCCAATGCGTATGTCGTTTGAGCAACTGTCAATTCAGTGTAGGCTTCTACTGCCTCACGCGCTGTCTTGATTAGGTTTGTCACCAGTGCATCATCTGGGTGTGAAGGTGGTGAGCCTACTGCATCAAGACGCAAATGCAATCGAGCTGTTGCCAATGTGATTGGCTCAGTCGTTACTTCTGATGTGCGTTTAATCTTCCGAGCTAATTGCGTCATTTATTTTTCCCTCTGGCTTATAAACCAAAGCGTCATCACCAATCCACGATTTCAAAATTTTACCGCCAACATCCTTAGTTCCACGGAAATTTTTTGCGTGTCCAATACCAATGCCTAAGCGACCTTCAATTCCCTTGATACCTAAGACTCGTTCGCCACTGAACAAATGATTGTTGCTGTGCGCTTGCCAAAGTATATGATCAATGAACTGAATTGTGTCTCTGCATACAGACTTAAATGTCTCCAATGCTTGACCGCGAATAGCTGTCGAGCAAAGACTGCTATGCAAAGTGTTGTCCATTTTTTTATAAGACTTTTGAGGTAAGTTGTAATACCGCGAATTAGCTTCGCCAATTAACTCAGCTTTCTCAAACTTCTTATCGATTGTCTCTAACCAGTCTGCCGCATACCAATCGTCATCTTCAATAAAGACAACGCGCTCGTCACTGCTGATAACTTCCATACCGGCTCGAAGATTACGCGCTTGCGTATTCATTCCGGCTTGCCAGTAAGGAGTTGGACGGATAACTTCTAATGTCCAATTGTCTTTGCTGAATGTGATTGGCTGTGCAATCTCACCATCATCAACAATCACCCATCGCACCTTACCGCGATAAGTCTGTCGTGCCATCCACATTTCGCAGATAGCCCACGCCTTCGGTCTTGCACCAGTCGCAGTCAGTAAGGTCAACATACTTTAATTGCTTCCTCGAGCGACATACGCTCAAAGCAAGTCAGAGCCGTCTCCCTGCTTGCATTTATTACTCTTACTCCCTCGGCTTGCAGATCAACTGCAAGTTGCGGAAACTTGGCTTGCCACATCTTGAATGGCTGTTGATTTGTTAAGCCTTCGCCATGCTGACCAAACCAATGCGCCTCACCTTTAGGAGATGCAGAACAATCTAATCCTAGCAGAACAATTGTCTTTGCACCCCATAGGTATGCAAGATTGATCGCTTGATAACCGCTGTTACCGCCTTGATGTATTAAGCCATCAACGCCTAGCCCTGCTTTATTTACAGAGCCGATGCGATTGATCTCGAACCTTTGGGACGCCCTCTCGTCTTGTGTCCAACATTCGCCTTTGTAC